AGCTGCTTCGCCGGTATCCGTCAGCTTAAGCCGGGTATCGTCCAGGATTTTGTTGTAGTGCTGAAAATCATCGGTATCCAGAAAGCCTTTGGTCTGGAAGTTACGCAGCGCGGCCTGCTGTTCGTCCAGCCGGTTCAGCGCTTTGTTTACCGGATCGATATTCTCAAGCAGGCCTTTCAGCGCAGCCTGTTGCTCCTTGATGCCCTCGCTGCCCTGCTTTGCAGACTCAGCACCAGCGCGGAAAACGCTGTTAAGGTCTTCAGCTTTGCCGACGGCACCAGCCGCGGATACGTCAGCACGCAATGTGATCGAGGCGATTTGGTCACTCATCAGGCCGTCTCCTTATGCATCACTTTGAGAGCCTCGCTTTCCATGATTCGAATATCAGCCATGCAGGCCGCCGCATCCTCAACCCCGTGTAACTCAAACACCCAAGGGAGAACGTTGTAATCAAGGCCGGTCGCCCCGCCCGCGCCAACACGCCATTGAGTCGCAAGTGCAGAGAATATGGTGAAGGATTTCCATACCGACGGCAGGATCCCCACCTCTTCCTGCACGTCCTCAGGCGTCAAACCAAAAGCGGCTAACTCCGCGAGAGTCGGTCCCGGCGTGTACAACGCTGCGGCGACCTGCCTCAGTTTTTTTCTCGTACACCCATCAGCTCTTTGGTATAGGCCAGGCCGATGTTGTCGAACGCGCGCGGGTAGTTCTGCAGTAGAACGATCACGTTATCGCGGTTGAACTCGTCAGGCAGTGCCCAGCCGTCAACGATCGCCATCAGGTAGTCGGCCTGTGGCTCGATAAGGGACTTTTTGCCTTCGGCACCTTTGCGCAGCTTCTCATCCATGGCGTACAGCTCTTCGAGCGTCTTATGGCGGAAGGTAAAGGTCAGCTTGCCGTCTTCAGCACCGGCGCGCGGAATGCTGGCAGTGGCGGGAAAGGTCGGGTTTGGGATCAGGGAGAATTGGGTCATTTCGGTTCCTTAGAAAAGTGCAGGATGGGGCCGTAAAAAAGCCCGGCGAACCGGGCCAGAGTGGTTAGCTGACCGTGACGACACACGCGCCAGAGGTAATGGTCTTGCCCGCGGCGTCGGTGACTTCGCAGGTGTAAGAGCCAGCATCGCCGGATGCCACAGACGGGATGTTGAACGTCGAGGCCGTTTTGGCCGGGATAGGGGTACCGCCTTTCTTCCACACGTAGGTGTAAGGCGCGGAACCGCCCTGCATGACCACCGCCAGATCCAGCGCCGAGCCAGTAGAGACCGATTTGGTTGCCGGCAGGTCAGTCAGGAAGGCCAGCGGCATAGCAGATGAGTCGGCGATCGGGTAAATCTGCATATCCGATTCGAAGTTCATGCGCGCTTCGTTGCTTTCCACGGCGTTGATTTCGGTACGTGGCACGCGCTGGAACGACACTTTGGCAGAGTAGTAACGATCCGCTTTCCCGCGAGGGTTGTGGAACCAGACCGCCGTGGTGTCGCTGGAGTCGTCCAGGTCGATGAGGCGCTTGTAAATCGCCAGCTGCGGGTCGTGGGCGAACGTATAGACCTGAACCACGGCGTTTTTAAACGTCGGGATGGTACGGGCCTTATCATCTTCCAGGAACTGGACACTGATGGTCTGCTGGTCGCCGCCTTCGGTAGAGAGCGTCATGACCTGAGGCATGGTGATCCACGAGTCGATTTTGCGCAGTGTGCCTGCGCCGGTGCCCGCCGGGAATTTCTTGGTATCGGTGGTATCAAACGCTTCCAGCACAATTTTGGTGCCGGTCACCGATTTAACGCGCAGCACCATGTTATCGAGTTTGAGCCAGCCAGAACTGACCTGGACAACATCGCCCGCGAGAATCCCGGCAGCAGAGGCAACGGTCAGTTCGCATTCCGTCGCGTTGGAGGCTGCTGTGAAGACAATCGGCGCAAGATAGGCCTTGGCCACGTTCACACGTGACCCGTTAGGGATTGCGAATGCCATTGCATTCTCCTGAATTGAGGGAATAAAAAACCCGCCGGATGGCGGGTCAGTAATCAGCGCGGTACTGCATGCTGACGGGAGTGGTATAAGTGATGGAGCCGCTACTGCCGTTTGGTGCTGATGTAGGGCGATCCTGTACAGGTGGACGTACCTGTGGTGGCCCGTTGATGTAAACCGTCAAATCCCCATCCACCAGCGGCAATCCTTCGGGGAAGGCATCTGCGACCGACGTTGCCAGTCCCCTGGCCTGCGTCACGCCGCTGCCTGCTGGCGCAATGATGTTGAGCTGGAGAATGCCCTGGTACGTACGCAGCTGGCCTTCCAGATCCTGCCCAACGGTCTGAGCAGGTATGATGTAAACGCGCCCGTATGGCGCATTATCCGGGGGAGCGAACGCGATGTTCGGCCAGGCCACCGGCAGGCCAAGCGACGAGCAGATAACCGCAACATGACTCTCAAGCAGGCCAGCGATACGCACTGACTGGTCACTGGCCATTGCGCACCTCGCTCATTGCCTCACGGAACATTTGCGCGGCATCCAGCGCAGTGATACCCACCATGCCACCGGGCGCCTGACCAGAGTGCCCGTTCTCAAGCGCCGCCGCATAAGGCAGATTATTGGTGAAGTAAATCGAGCTGACCTGGCCCACCCTGAACACCTCGAGCACCGCCATGCCACGGGAGTTTGAACCCTGGCCGGAAGCGTCCGGTGTATCGTTGGACTGAGTAGGCTGGCTGTCGAAACCCACATACCAGTTGTTTTTGAAGCGCCCGCCGACATAGCCCTCAGGCTTTTTGATGTCCATCGAGTCATTTACGCGCAGACCACGCTTAAGCCGTCCCGATTTGGTCAGGTTGGCAGGGTCATCGCGAAGGGCCGCGTTATGCTCCCGCACCGCAGTGTTGTACGCCGTCGCGGTCTGGTTAACCTGCCAGATATCCGGCTGGCCCACCGGGGACATATCAACCAGTTGAGCGAGGATTTTAATGCCCGTCCGGCGCACTACCTGATCCATCTCCTGCTTCGAACTATCCACAAATAACTGAATGGCAGCCAGGAACGGCTGATTAACAGAGCTGGCCATAGTCACACCCTTAACTGAATGTTGTAGGAGATGAGTACATCGGCAGGCTTAACCGGATTAGGCTGCACCACCCGCCATGCTTTGCCGTCGATCTCGATGCGGTCGTCAATACGCACTTCCGTTTCGGCTGTGGCCGCCAGTTTCTTATCACCAGTGGCGATCAGAGAACCATCAATTTCGCGGGCGGAATACTCAGTAATAACACCCGTAACTGTGGCGGTTATTGTAGGCGTGGTGATCTCTTTGCCGAACTGATCGCGGGTAGTGCCGCCACCGCGGGTAAGCGGATAGGTCTTCCCGTTCTCAGTCAGCAGTCGCGTTGCGGTGTTTCGCATGCGTCGGTAGTCGACTGGCATATCACCCCCTTTCGATGCGGATCTGATTGCCACCCACCACCAGCCCGCGCAGCGAGGAATAAAACCAGGGGAATGACGGTGCAGCTTTATTCGTGCCTGGTTCGTACTGGACCGTGACTGCACCCTCTACGCGCTCCATCGTTACCGCACCACCACCAGCAACCGAAGGCGTGAGGTCAATCTCCTGCGATTCGAGAGCCAGGCGGCACTGGGCATCAACCAGGCGCTGTGGGATGGTGTCATCTGGCAGGTCAACGCCGTCGAAGCGCACGCCCGCGCGCGGCCACGATAGCGGCTGTGATGCACTGGAGCGCTGCCCGCGCCATGTCTTGCTTTCCAGATAGTCCATTGCCTGCATCAGCATCTGGCTACATTCGCCATCATCCGCAGGAACGGCATATCCGCGTCCCGCCGCGAACGTGCGCAGGTCAATAACGCTGGCGTAGCTGTTGAAGTCAGGCGAATGGGGATCGGCAACCAGCATGGTTATTCCTCCAGACGCCAGTCCAGCGCCAGCCAGTTATCCACCTCGTCAGGGTGAACCTCAGCGCTCAATGGGCCACCGGGAAATTCTGGGGTATCACGCACCATCACCACCAGATCAATGCTGGCCTGGTCCTGCTGCTGGTCCTGCTGCTGGTCCTGCTGCTGGTCCTGCTGCTGGTCCTGCTGCTG